AATTTTGGTATTAAATAGAGTCGCCATTCGTTGATTTTTTTGTTTTATTAGTTTCAATCTTCTTTAGAAAGACCTTGAGCTTTTGGATGTTTATTTTCTTGACTTTATACTTTACAGCACCCATCCGTTGAATGTTGCATTGTACGAAGGGTAAATATCGTCGTCTATGTTATTTGTATATTCAGGAAACAAGGTTTGATTAAAAGACATATAGTCGATAAACCTCCTAGAGTACCATTCAGCGTTTGTTCTTGCCTTTTCAACTAGATAGTCGACCTCTTCTTTAGAAACGGTTTCGGAGTTCTCTGAACGGTGTTTATACATACCCCCATTTCTTAGCTGATAACTAGCAAATGGTAAATAATCTACCTGAGTAAACCAAATATGCATCGGCACAACATAATCGTCTAGTAGTAATTTCCAACGTGCATTAGCAGCAAGGTCAATTCCCGCTTTTATTGCAGCCGTTAACCCCTCGTACATTTTTGTACCTAAGTAGTTTTGGATATGAATTTCCTGTGCCGTCTTTATAAAAAAAATGAATTTATCTGTCGAAATATTTCCATCTAAAATAGAGTTGCGAACTAGGTCAGTTCTGTCTATGAATAATACTGTAGCCATTGTCTAATTATTTTGGGTATGCTCCTCTGCCTGATTGTTTGTCTGTTGCTATTCCAGCTTTTTTTGAGCCCCTTGGGTTTCTTAAAGCGTATGCAGGTATAGTCTTTGTTTTTTTATAGTTCTTAAGGTTTTTAGATGCCTCAGTTTTGCTTTCTAGCCTATACAGAACCCTTACCCACTTATGCTTACAATAAATACCGCCTTTTAATTCAAAGATGTTATACCGCATACTGGGTTTGTGCCTGAACTGTACATTAACCTCCTCAAAATTACTAGCCCTATCAATATCTTCAATACGCCATACCGTTCCCGCACTGCTCATTGCCATCATATTTTGGCAAAAATCTCTAGACTGTCCTGATTGAGCCATACCACTAGCGTACTTGTACCTAATTTTGTATAAGCCGTTTTTTGAATCTAAGTCACTGTAAGCAGAACCATCATCTTTAGATGTAACAAAGTCTTTAAGGCCTACGAGAGTTTTTATCTTTGAGAGTGTTGTTTCTGCTTTTTCATTTATTAAATAAGCAGCCCAATCTTCGTTACTATATTCAGAGTCTTCGTCTAATTCATCAACCACAACCCACTCGTCGCCCATTTGAGTTCCTGATTCACCTAATGAACCTAGCAATATTTTTGTATTGTCACTAGATAGCTCAGTAGATAAGGGTATACAGTTTGGAACTTCTTTGCCGTTTTTCATCTTAGTACCATACTGCTCGTACCCATCCCAGCACGGTTCCTTTAAAGCTATATCGTGATTTTCACAAGGCATAAAATAAACAATGCCCTCAATTTCCATTTCGTGATACCCACCGCAACCGTCGGCTTCAGCTTTTGCTATTGCCTCTTCTTTTGTTTCGTATGCTTGTTTTCCATCTATTGTTTTAAGAGAAAACTTTTGCATTTCAACACCAGTTTCTTCTTCAATAGTTTCTTTGTCTTGTATCGCGCTATCAACCTCTGTAAATTCTAACGGCTGTAAGGTCGTAAAGTATAGGTTTAAAGCGATATCATTGTAAGATAATATACTATCAAAAGAATCTATTAAAAGCTCCTGAAACGGTCTAATAACGGTGTTGTCCATTAATAATGATGCGGTCTTAATTTCTTCAGCGTTATTACCTAATCCCGTTGAGTCTTTAATACCTAAAAGCATAGGCGAAACAATACGGTGAGCAACCATTATTTTGCGAGTAGATTCATCGCTTAAAAACTGATACTGATTGTGGGCATCGCTCAACTGCACAGGGGTTATTTCTGCTTGACTTTCCTTATTATCATTAAAAGCCAGTATAAACTTACCCGCATTATTTGTACCGCTAAACTTCTGAGCAATTTTTGCCTCAATTAATTGGCGTTCTTCTTGGTTAGGGACACCGTTGTTAAAATTAAGTAACATACTGGGGGCCAAGCCATTAAGGATATTATTGAGGTGATAGTTTGAAACCTCTTCTTCTAGTTCAGCATATTGCAACCCCCCTTGGTAATCAACAGGGCTATAATAATAAAATCCAGACTTGTAAGGTTTAATATACATTATTTCGATGTTCTCTTTTGACATACCATAAGCAGGTATTCTTAGAGGTTCATCGCTTCTTTTTATGTTTACCCAATCCTTAAAATAATAGTAAGCAGGTATATCGCCATCTTCGTTTGCTTTAGCAGCTCTCAAAGTTTCAATAGGCATATGTTCTATCTGAGCAATCTTTTTTCTGTCTTTAGAATAGATAACTTGAACAGCACATTGCCCCATTAATTTTAAGTCATAACACAATTTTCTTACCACATCCTTTTTAAAGAGGGAAACCATCTGAGCATACTCGTTAGGCTTACGGTTTGAATTTGTAGCGTTTAAGCCCTTTCCATAAATAGCTTGACTAATTCCATTGATAGCTGCGTTGTTAGTTGGGCTGCCATTGTACCTGTCGATGAGATACTGAAAATAGTTGTTGTCTGCGCCATACTCAATGTAATCTTCGCCATTTACCTCTTTGATTTCAGGGCTTGTATAGGTGCTAAGGTTTACAAAGCCAAACTCCGAAACCTTAGATAACTTTTTGAATTGCCCTTTGTTGTTTCTCAATTGTGTTTTTTTCATCGTACTGTATAGGTATTATCAAATCCTTTGTAGGTAGTAAATTGACCTTTATTTAATTCATAATGGTCATTA